TTCAGGGTGTTGTGCAACCCCACGATAACGCATGATCAACTGCGAGTTATCTTTCGCCTGATCATCTCCTAGATTAATATACTGACCATAGTACCCTGCGCCACTGGTTGTATAACCAGCACCGTCTGGATCTGTGGGTATTACTGGAGATGCAAGTTTCTGTGTGCCCGTTTCAGATTTACCAGCACGCTTGATTTCAAATCCAAATAACTTTAGTACGCTACCGTTTTCTTCCGCCATCTACCTTTCCTAAAATAAAAAAAACTGGGGAGACCGAAGTCTCCCCTGTATTTAGAGGACATTAACTTGTCGTGTTCGATTCCCAATATTGGTATGCGAAAGTAACGTCGAATGTCTCAATTTCACCACGCTGATCATAACTCAGTGCGATTGGGCCTACTGTCTCAGGGAAAGCACCACGAATGTCGACTCGCTTGATGATTGACTCATCACGATCCAACTGTTCTACGATAAGATCAGTCTGATAATCAACGGGGTTAACTAAACCAGTATTGGTTGAGTGTCCGTTGATACCATTTGACCATCGCTCCATTGCGTCACGGATTGCAAAATCTGTGTCGTTCAGGATGGTTACTGTCCAAGGTTCAAATGTACGCTCTGAAGCCATCTTGAGTTCACGACCACGGAAGTTCACGATGAATGAACCTACCTGTGATTGTGGCAACTGTGCAGTCTTACACAAGAATGATGTCAGTTCTGCGTCACCGCCCGCGTAGCCAGGGAAGTTAATTGTGCATCGAAATAGATTCGCACGAGCGCCCCCACCACGGAGTTTTGACTTAAAGTCATCTACGCCTAGAATTGCCATTTATCTTCTCCTTATACTGCGCCGACTACTTCTTCGAAGTCTACACCAGTTCGTACCGCAACAAAGTTCAATGTTACGTAGTTGATCGAACGTGCAGGCTTCACAAAGATAGACGCGACGAATGAGTTTGTGTCGATGATCTGACCAGTGTTGTTTGTTTCGTCACAAACTACACGGAAGTCCGAAATACCTCGACGCCCTTGGATCTCTCTGAGGAAAGGTTCTACGATGTTCACAAACTCTGCACGGGAGAATTCGTCGTTGAATTCAAACAGTACGTTTTGTGCGGCACCTTTGATAGCTCTTTCGATGACCAAGAACAAACGACGAACGTTAATTCGATCGAATGCTGAAGATCGACCTAAGAAAGTCTTATCTCCGTAGAGAACGATACCTTGGCCTGGCAAGTTCGCAATTGGGTTAACCCCTGCTTTATATAGTGTATCACGTTGTGACTTGCTTGGGTTGTACGCAAGTGAAGTTACACCACGGTAGAGACCGCGTCGTGTACCCGCAGGCGAGAACCAAGGAGCCGCGACATCGTCAGTTGATGCCATGATACCAGCAGTTGATGAAGCAGCAGGAATAAACTGATACTTATCATTGTACTTGTCATAGACCTTGAGATAGTTATTATCAACAATCAAGTAAGAAGACTTGGTGAAGTCAACATTGTCTGTGATGTTAGTTGTGATGGTAGTGTTGTTGTTTACACCAACAACCGCTGCACGGTGTGGTGAAGCAACGACGACACAATCCTTACGCGCTTCCGCAGTAGTAACAAGATCGTTGATAACCGTCTTGTGACTAGTTGCGTTAGCCATGCCAGGCGCGATTAAGAAATCGACCTGAATTGTGTTTTCGTCTTCGAACTCATCGAAGCCCGTTGCGTACTGAGTACTAGTAAGGCTTGCAGAGTTCTCACCATCTGTGAATGAACTTGTAAATGCCGCACCAGCAGAGTCTCCAGATGCCGCACGGTTCAAGAAATTGAAACCAGTTGCCGCACCAGCAGTACCAAACTGTGGTGGGTGACTTACACCCCAGACATATGAAGAACGGTCGTTCAATACATCGAGAAGATAGTTTGCTGTTCCATCTGTTGTTTTTGCATCTGTCGCAAGTGAGACATTTGCAAATGTTTCCAGAACAGTGTTGGGTGTTCCTGAGAACACACCATCTTCGTCAATGATTGCGACGTGGACTTCATCGTTTGCGTCCGCAGCTGAATCAGCTCGTGCAGAGACATATGATGATGTTCCTGGCTCTGCATCAAATGAAGATGCATATGCCCAAACACCACCGTCCCAGCCGAGACCTTTACCTGCGATTGAAATTTTAAGTGAGTTTCCTGCAGCACCTGCATACTTAGCGGCAAAACTTCCGCTTCCAGTGATCGTCACACCTGCATCAAAATCATCACGATTTTTGATGAGAAGAGACGTACCACTGTCAACAGCATTCTTCGCAGCAGTCGTAACTTCGCGAACAACAAACATGTTGCTTGAGTATTTGAGGAATTGGTTAGCAGAAAGGAACTCAATTGCTGAACTATCGTTTGAGAACGTTGGGTCTCCGAAATTAGCAACCAACTCAGCTTCATTACCTACTAAGATTGGTTGTTGAACGGGGCCCCACGCGAAATCGCCGACAAACGCACCAGTAGTAGTAGTTACGCCTGGCACAATACCTGACAGATCCACTTCTTTAATGGCGACGTTAGGCGATGCAGACTGTAATAGAGCCATAATCGTATCCTTTTATCGTTGAGTTATGATAAGTTACATTATACGGAAAGTTAATCAATACGATTATTTATCATTTAATAGGTTTCAGCGTCCCACGGGATGGCCCAGTCTGGTGACTTGAACGACTCTTGATCTTCTATTTGACGAATTGCATCACTACCGTCGTCGATGAAACCGAATGGAACGATCGCATCCTCGATCTCCCTTTGTTGTTTCTCAAAGATCATCTGTTTGAGGTTGATGTCTGTCATGTCCGTAAACTGTTGAGTCGATATGAAGTAACCGAACATGACCAGATTCATCATGAGATCATCGTGGTTACCATCACTGGCCTCATAGGACTGACCCTTGGACACAAAGGTGGAGATTTCTAGAATGGTATTTTCATCAACGATATCTAGTTTGTTCTCTTCAAGTAGATCCTTGATACCAGAACAACCTAGACGTTTGACCTTGCGATTCATTTCGATACCGATCGCATTCTTCTTGACCGCAGACTCTAGATGGATGTTGTCATACTCCAGTTCGTAGTATAACCCATTGCACACCACTTGTCCAGCATCATTTGACTCAACAATGACATAGGCATCGTTGTAGGCTTTCGCAATCTTATATATAATATCAGGGAAGAGTATTGGAGAGATACGATTGTTCCGATACACTGCGACCTGTTTAAATGGTCGTGTAGTTACATCAATTACCGAAAAGGTACTATAGTCCAACCCTCGACCCTTCGCTACATCGACAGTCATGACATATTCATGATTCTTTTGAGTCTCTTCGTGTATATACAAAGAGTTACCTTCTAGTATTCTCTTCGCGGGGAATGCACGGAAGTTCAGTAACGTCTCTGCATTGATCAGAGTATCTCCCGTACCAAAGAATGTATTACCAAATTCCTGATCGAACTGCATCTGTGATGTGTTGGAAATGGTTTGGTTTTTCCATTCCTCATCACGGCCCGGAACGTCCCACCAGTTTACCGTAAACGCTTTATACTCGTTCGTTGTTTGGACGGCACCTTCCCAGATCTTGTGGAAAGTATTACCGATACCATTTGCTGTAGATGTAATAATAACCTTCGTGTCTTTACCCGCAGATACAACGGGGTAGGTGGAAGTATAGAATTCAGCTGCTCGCTCAACAAAAGCAAACTCGTCAAGGAAAAGCAGGTTAACAGACATACCCCGTATAGAAGAACCACTAGTGGCAGCAGCAATAATGCGACTATTATTGCTAAACTCAATAGAACCCTTGTTGAGTGCTCGACAGCCAGGTTGTAGAAAAAAAGGTAGATTTTCAAGTGCCAAGGTGACTCTGGCGAGCATTTCACGCGCTGTAGCCCCTTTGTTAGCGAGGACGGCGATAGTCTTCTCGGGGTGAAATATAGCATACCATAACAGATAAACAACGGACGAAATACTCTTACCACTTTGTCGACAGGCGAGTACGATCGAAAAGCGATTGCTGTTAAAATGATCGAACATCTTTTCCTGATACGGATAAAGATTGAAGTTGACAAGTCCCTTATCGAGTGATATAATCTTAACATAAGTCCGCGCAAAATAGGCAGGATCTCGCATACATTTAGCATACTCAACAACCTGATCCTCAGTCCATTGTTGTTGTATTCCATCACGTTTTACATTTATATTGCCTAGATAACTATCGTTGGTCATCCGTTGCGCTAACATCAATCACCTTCTCTTCTTCATGGTTCTGCAACATTCTTTGCAGATCAGTAGTACTACCTATAAACACATTATTATTAGTGATTGCCTTTTGTTCTTCTTGTTTTGGTTCGGTAGTAATGTCCTTGTTCTTTTTGTTCAAGTCCATTAGTTTATCTGTGACTTCGGCCACATTCTTGATCATACCCGACAACACTTCGAATGCACGAGGATGTTCAGACTCTCGTGCAACTTCGACCATAAGATCCAACCCACGCTTACCCGTCTCCATCAATTCGAGATAGGTATCACGAGATGTTTCATAGTCTTCTTTGATGTTCTTGTTTTCACTCATACATTATACCGGAGGCCCTGGCGTTTCTCCCTCAGCGAAATCAGTCGAAGAGGCAAGCAACGTAATCCGTGTAGTGATTGCATTACTCGGTCGATTGGTGGTATCGGTATGACGTATGAGAAGATCAAACTCAACGAACGCTACTTCAATACCTTCTTCTGCAGGCGTTGGTGGTTTAACCTGCCATGCTTCACTCGTTCCTAGATTTAATGTTACACCAAAGTCGCCAGGAAAACTTGAGTTGTTATTACCGCCGGAAACATAAGTTGCAATGCACTCATAATCACTAGCTGTAAAGTTTACTGGATCTGTATCGTCTATCCAGTTGCCTAATGTGAGTGTCTCATCTCCAGCATCATTATTGTCTAGGGTTACTTCTATCGCACCAGTATTTTGAAGAATAAGTGTGCAAGACGCAATTAGTCCACCCAAATTCTGAGTAGTTCCACTACTCATTGAAGAGAAAGAATCTGGATCAGTTAAGTTCCCTCTCTGTACATTAGGTGTGTCATCTACGTCTGGATCATTTATTGTGAAAACATTTGTCTTCACTGCTGTGCCAACGCTTGTACTGTTCACAGTCATGGTGTAATCTACAGTCCCACCTGTTTCTATATCATCCGTGTCAGCAATACCCACATCGAAAGTTGAACTTGTTGCAGTTGTGTGAGAGAACGTTCCATATGGTGGATCACCGGTCTCATCGTCAAAGTCTTCCCAAACCTCAGCGGGTGCAAAGTAATACGTACCGCTAGTAATCGGAGAAGATTCGTTGTTTGGCGCAGACATAGTTACAGACTGGGGCCCAGTGGATACAACCGTAGTTCCGGCCGGGAAGTCGATACCTCGAACCTCATCCCCTACACTGATACCCGATGTATCGAGAACACTAATAATCGAAGATCCCGCCGCAGTTGATGACAATGGATTTTGATCTGCGGGGTTTAGGTCGTTTACCCAATAATAGTATGTACCCGTTGGGACGTTGGTGCCACCAAAGGTAAACTGTACTGTTTCACCTTCGTTCTTAGGACCGTCGTTTGTTAATGTATATGACGCGGCCGCATCCGTCATAATGCATGTGTCTGTAGCCACAACTGTACCAGCATAAGATCCGACTCGTGCTGTTACAGTAACCGTCTGATCACCGTTGACTTGACTTTCTACAGTTGTTGGGGATGTGAATTGTACTGTCGCACCCGCACCAACAGACTGTGCCGTGGGTTGCAGAGTGGTGATGCGAGATGTTACACCTGCTCCTGAGAACGTTATGTAGATCGTCTCTGCACTAGCATTCGATGCATTACCTATCACTTCACAATCCAATATGTTGCCTTCTGTAACATCATTGGCAACAAGAGTGTAAGCCTGTGTTGATGTGTCACTAATGGATATTTCAGAAGTCTGTGCAATGACACCACCCGTCGATGTTTTCGAAACAAACACACGGAAAGTTTCTGTTCCTTCTCGATTCAGATCTTCGGCCAAAGTCAGATCAATTGTAGATATTCCAGAAGTTACCGTAATCTCTTCTCTTGATGATGACGTTGCAAATCCTGCATCGAAGTCATCACTGGTGATGCCCGAACCCGAAATATAGTAGTAATATGATCCATCAACATCATTTGTGACTGTGAAATCTACAACCACAGACTCATCTTCATCCAAAGAAGTTGAACGAGGTACCAAAGAGTATGATGGTGGAGTCACTCCCACACCAATAATTGTATAACCCGTTCGTAAAACTTCAACATCACTATTGTCAAGTATGACGATCTCAAAGTCTTCATTTGCAGTATCACCGTTTGTTGCAAAGGTCACATCGACCGTACCAGAATTTGATGTAAATGGTATAGCCGCCGCAGTTCCTACCGTAGTGGGTGGTGAACCAGTAAAGTCCGCAGCTGTTGTTGGTGATGAATAGTCAAGGTAATACTTTGCACGGTTGCCGTCCTGAAGGTTAGTACCCGTGATCGTAAACGTAACTGTGTCACCTTCTGTCTGGCCGGGGTTATCTACTACAATGTTATCAAACGTTTCGTCTGCATCGTTGATTGTCAATGCGATGGTATCTGTCAGTTCCGGAGTGAAGAAACCACTAGTGCTTGAAGTGAGGGTTATTGTCTCGTTGACTACACCTTCATAGGTATTACTCACAGAAGTGGTTGACAGAGTAAACGTCTGACTTGTACTAGTCACTGTCAGTGTTCCGGTCTTGTTTGGAATCCTGCTATCAGTACCACTGATTGTGTATGTCACATCCCGACCGTTCATAGATGCCGGTGTTGCGAGAGTAACCTGTATATCTTCCCCTTCCGTTATTGTTACGGTTGCGGGTGTTAATGAGTATTCGTCTTGAGGGTTCAGATCATTGATGGTGATTGTATCCGATGTAGCTTTCTCCACACCAGAAAGTGTATAGATCTTGACATTGAATGTTTCGTTATCATCACTCGGACCAGAAGTTCCATCAACCACGGTAGACACATCAAATGTACCCGTGTTGTTTCGAATATCGAATGGAATTCTGACACCCGTCGTGGGGAATGCGGTTGATACAATATCATCACTATCCGCAGAGATTGGGAATACCTGATATTCCAGAGTTGTACTACCGTTGTTTGGTACAGTACCGGCCGTTGCGTTTACTGTGAACGTGACTGTGTCACCTTCGTCAATCTCATTACCTACTGTATCGTCGCTGATTGTATAAGCGCCAACAATATCTTCGATCGCAATCACCTGATTTGCAATGGGACGGCCTTCTAAATCTTCAACTCGTACTGTAAATCTTTCAGTACCTTCTGTTTCGTCAGAATCGTGTAATGTTACGATATCAAAATTACCACTAGGACTAATCAATAATGGTTGTTTGTTTGCACTGTCCGGAAAATCACCAGAGAACGCAAAGTCGTCCTGAGTTGCATCACTGTCCAAGTGAATGAAGTATCGTAGTTCCTGCTGATCATTTAATAGATTCGAACCAGTTATTGATATATTGAATGTGGTACCTTCATCCTCCACATCACTTGGAGTTGTGGTCACAAGATAAGATGGTGACAAACGACTTGAAACTGAACTATCAAATGACTCAGATGCCAATCTGGCCTGAACCAAATCTTCGATTAATAGTTCTCCCCCAAGATACATTCCTG